GCAGCTTAAGTGTATTTCACTAAAGTTGCGAGTTTTGATTTATATTGAGGGCGTTTTTGAGCTTTTGACACACCCTCCTCTTTTTATCAGAAAGGTTTCAACTTTCGTTTTATTTTGCCCTTCCTCGACATAAGCGATGTCTGTATCTTAACTCTGATGCTCATTATCTTCTCCTCCCAATTAGCCTTACTACTTGGATTCGTTATACTCATCCAATCTGCAAGTACCTTACAGATAAGATACTCGTGTATCAGATGTTTTAGTAGCTTCACCGTAGATAAAGAAAAATCCTCCGGTAAAGTGAGTACAATATGATATTCTTCGGGAGCTACAAGAATATCATCAAGAGCTTCCTGTTCGTCCGAGATTTCCTCTTTGGTATATGGATATAGCATTTCCACACATTCTGCATGGGTAAGATTGAGTACACGTGTAACCCGATTCACATTACCACTTTGTCCAATGTCAAACACCTGATGCCGGGCATGTTCATTCTCCGTTTCCATAATATCACCTTCCACAAAGGAGTAGTTCTCTACGTCATAAAGTAACTCTGAACGTTTGAATGTCAGCGTTACTGTTTTTGTCTGCTGGAGTTTCTTACAACAATATCCCATGAGAATACATTAAGAATAAGTCGGTCTTTCAGGTCGGCTACGTTTATAAAGCGCACGCTTTACATTCTCTAAACTTATTGCCGAATGCTGTACGTATGAAGCTGCATCTTCCGGGTTGGTAATGGCAAACCAATCTCCCAAAGCCATATCTACAAGGTAGGCATGAATACCATTGCCCAACGCATCAGCCGAAGAGTTGTTATAGTTACTCGGCAACTCAAATGCAAGTTCTAATACACCATTATCATCAATTTCTTTTGCAATCAGATTGTTGCTTGTACTTTTGTCTTCTGAAAGATACTCTCCAAGCAAACTCTTCAAAGACGAAAACGCATTTGCCAACGAACGACGGATTTGATAGCTGTTTTCCTCATCATCACTTGCTTGCATATTGGATGCGACTTGATAGCTCTTGCCGGCCGCTTCTCGTGCCTGTCCCGTCAAATACGCTTTGTTCTGAATATCATAGACAAGTTCTTTGACCTGTTGTGTCACGGTTAATGTTTTCTTATTTTCTGCCATAATATTTTGAATTAATGATTATTCGTATGTCGGGCGCATGGGCTTTCTTTTAAAAAATGCCTTACGCATTATATCCTCCATATAGGTAGCAGCTTCCGTTGCATATCCGGCAGCTTCTTCCTTATTGGTAAACGTGTACCACTTTGCAGTGACATTCATCACGAAGAATGAAAACAAGCTACGCTGCATACTTTCTTTTAGAGCTTCATCAAATGAATTCGACAGCCCCAACGAAAGCCTGTATTCACTGTCAGCTTCCGTTTCGTCAAGAAGCATTTTCTTTAAACTGTTGCATATGGTATTCTTACTCTCGCACCAAAAACGTTCAAGCATGCTTTTATCCTCATCCGTCGTAAATATACGATCGTAGGCAAACTCATCATCCATTTTCGCACCGGTGTACGATGTGGTCCTTGCTACCTCTTCATATACTTTTTCCTTATTGACCGTTAATATAATATCTATCATAATCAGAAATCAAACAAATTATACGATAAACCTACACTAAGACATGGAGAAAATTGCGGTGTTTCTCTTAGTGTTATTCCATATCCTACCTGCAGACTGATACTGAACTTTTTCTTCTTGGGTTTGGGATAATTACCTGTTACGGTCATTATATCACGCCCGGCAAAAAGTATCAGGCTGTCAAGTTGTGGATGAAAGCCACTTACATAAGCCCGATATGTGTCTGTTTCATACATCTTCTGCGTAATGGGGATTTCAACCTCAACACTGTCTTTGTCTTTATTTGGAGGTTTAGTCGTATCTGCTACGTCCGGAGTCTGTTTCGTACTATCCGGTTTTGCAGTAGGAAGAATCTGCGTGATGTATTTAATAACGGTACTATCCTTGGGTACAGGCTTGTAATAGGGTATGGTATCGAAAACAGTTATTCTTGTGGTATCATTTATAGGTAACTTTTTATTCGATATGCAAAAACGCATATTAAAAAACAGTGATGTGAAAAATAATACCACAAACAATATTGCTACAATATCTTTAAACCATTTTACCATACTTCTGAATATATCTGGTTATTGCCTCTACATGGGTTTTGACAATAGCTTGTTTGCCTTCTTCGGAACAAAGGTACAGGACATCATCCTTGTTATCCTGAAAAAAGTTTTCCGTAAGTACAGCCGGGCATTTTGTCTTACTCAAAATATAGAAGTTTTCTTCCCAGTCAGGATCGTCGTCAGAATTATCTTTGCGTATTCTTTGACTAATAAAGTTTTTTTCAGCTTCTTCATACAAGAAAGTTGCCAGTTTATCAGCCTTTGTCTTGCCTTTCGATGTATAAGCGCTCCATCCTCTTGCGTTCATCCATTCTGCACCGTTTCCGGCAGCATTGCAGTGGATAGAAACAAGAACTACATTGGCCGTTCCATATCGTCCGCAAACTTCGTTTACACGCCTTGCACGTTCTGATAGTGGAACATCTACTGTTTCCCGAACAATGCGTTCGGCATCATAACCTCTTGCGGAAAGTTCATGTGCTATTCTATCTGCAATTTCACGTGCATAAGCATATTCACGCAACGAACCGTCAGGACTACGTTTTCCGGGAGTGTTTTCACCATGCCCGTTATCAATCAATATCTTCATACTTATTTATTTGGTTAATATTCACTTGGTGGGACGCGGTCTGCACAACCATGTTTATTGCATTTCCGGAATTCCAGTGCTTGATTCTGAACGGCAAGCTCGCTGTTCTTTTCGCTTAGCTCGCGGATAGCGTCACGATACTTGGTTATCTCGGCGTAAAGGTGGTCAATTTTGGCGTCCAGTTCGACAACTCGCTTTTCCTTCTTCTCGTACAATTCTTTCCATTCAGCAGCATAAGCTGTGATGTTATCTGCTTCGGTTTTTTCAGCCTCGGCATCTGCCTTTTTCTTTTTGCTTCTAAGCAATAGCAAGGGCAATATAACTAATGTGATGAGCGAACCGACAACTTGGATAATTGTGCTTAGTTGTTCCATATTAAAGTTCCTCCTATTAGTTGTCCTATCATTGCTCCGGCTACTGTAAGACCAAAGTCAATCCAATCCCATCTACCGCCATGCACCTTGTCTTTATATTCCAAAGCACCTGCTGTCAAAACTCCGGCATACATTGCGGTAAACCAACCAAATGCAAAAATGCCGATAATCAGTCCTCCTATGAGGTGTTTCCACCTGTTACTCATTCCGAGCCATTCAATCAACTTTTTCATCGTTATTACTTTTTAAATTAAATACCGTCCAATCCACTTCATCCTTTTCTTTCCACCCTTCCTGAACAGTCTTTATCACATAGGCGCACGCTGCTTGGGAGAACGCAATAAAATCATCTGCATTCTCGAAAGTATGATAGATGGGCGTACCATCTTCCTGTTCATTGATTTTTAGAATAAGCGGATAAGGAATCTTTTCACTACGTTCTATAGCGGAAAAGTTTAATTGGTTTTCGGGTGAAAGATATACCGCTTTCCCGTTCCAGACAAAGCCGTTTATAATCTTTTCCTCCGTAGCCGTGTTTATAGCGGACACAACAAGTTCCTTGACTTCGGAAAGTGTGGGTTTATGGTCGAATGTATGCCGGTACTCCCAGCCATTCTCACTATTCTCATCATCTTTCCCGAAGCCATAAAACAGTATCCACTTGGAGCGTCCTGTACGTACAAGACAATCCTGCCGCTTCTTTGTGCCGTAAATCTTTTCCATTGCATGAATTTTGATTTACGACAAAAGTAGCGGATACCGAGCGGATTAGTATGTTATCTTTTTCCCGTCAGGTAAAATTGTATTTTCGTTTGCCTCCGTCAAACATTTCACATTTGAGAACTGTTTCAAATGGAAAGCCGTCCTCAATATCGCTGATTTGGTCAAGAATCCCTTTCATCTCAACCGATGCAGTAAAGAACTTTCCCCATTCTTGAGTCCTGGAATTGCGGAACGATACCAGATAACGGTCTTCCCCCTCTTTGGTGTCTATTCCTGTTTCAAAATCATGTATCTCAATTGGAATATTTACGATGTCACTCAAACGCATAACCTTGCCGGGAAAGCGTTTTTTTCCATCTGCTGGAGTGTACGTAACACCCATTTCAGAAAATTTCTTCATGTTGTTCTTGGTAAGTATATAAAATAAATGTTTGCAATCTGCATGGCAGGCCATACCCTTGAATGAACCAATTATTTGCTGTCTCCGTTTCCGTGATTTAATCTTGGAAAGTTTTCGGGCTGCATTTACTTTTGTCCGTTTTCGTAGCAATGTATAGTCGCCGTAGTTGACAAAGCCAAGGGCATCCATACCGGCGGATATGGGAGCCACTTTTTCGCTTGGTTTTATTGTCAGCCCTATTTGAGCTGCTTCATAGTGTAGTTTGTCCCGCAATTTCCACAAATCACGTTTACTCTCACCGAGAATAAAGATGTCATCACAAAAACGGAAGTAATGTTTTGCACCATATTCATCAATCATCCGGTGATCAATATCATTATGGTAAAGGTTTCCAAAGAATTGTGAGGAACGCAGTCCTTTGCTTATGCCATGCTTCCCGTTGGGATATAGTGCTTTGACAAAATTTTCAAGAATAGGCAATAAGACAGGGTCTCCGACATACCGCCTGATTGTGGAGATTAATATATCATGGTCGATACTGTCATAATATCCTTTATAATCGCTTTGATAATAATAGTGTATATTGGGGTTCTCTGCCAATGTATCCTGCACCTGATGAAACAAACCATGCGGTCCACGTCCTTGTATGGATGCAGCCGTTGTTTCTATCAATAGGGGTGAAAGATGCTTTTCCAACGGCTCCATAATCGCATTGCTTCCAATACGCTCTATGACTGACGGGGCTTGCACAATTCTTACTTTCGGTCCGTCATCCACAGTAAACGACTTGAGGTTCTTTATACGGAATGTGCCGTTACCTATCTGTTCTTTCAGTGCATCAAGTATCTTATGCTTGTTTTTTACATAACGGACCATTCTTGGTGAACATTCAATGCCATCTATTACAGCTATCTCTCTTTGCCGATTCCCGCTTCGGGTATCTGCACTTCTCAGATTTGCCATGACACGCTTGAATGACCTTTCCAAATTCTCATCGGATATAATCTCCGGTATGAGATTATATAACGGATAACAGACCGCAGGTGCAGCTACGGCCGGTTGGAATAAATCGTATATATCGCTGACCGCCTTCCGGTCTCGTAGGGAGTGGTCCAACCTCTCCCCACATGTGGTTAAAGATATGTTCCGGCTTTCCATTAATAAATATATATTATCATGCTGTTGCCGAGGCTCGAATCCCTCGGAGAATGGCGGTGGTAATCTCGTACCTGTGCAGGGTCTCCGATTAATTTAACCAACAGAATTTCAGACGCGCCCCGTAGTTCGTGTTCGAGTTCGATGAAGCGTTGTTCGCGTTCGCATAAGCGAGACCGCTGTTCGCATTCGAGTTGTTGCCGGACCGCAAAACACAACGGCGCGAGGGATTGTCCGCCTTTTATTTTTTTAAAGAGTTATGCTTCCTAAACCGGAAATACTCAAAGACGCCTTCATACCCATGGCCTTAAACACTCGCGCAATGGTGGAAAGGGTCAGATTACGTCCGCTTTCTATCTTGGATACTTGTGAACGCTGTACACCGATTTTTTGTGCCAATTCCTCTTGGGTCATGTTTTGGGATTTACGGGCTTTTTTTATGGCTTCCCCAATCAAAAATGATTGCAATTCAGCTTCATACTTATCTCTGTGCGGTGTACCGACCTCACCTATATGTTTATCCTTAACTTCATCAAGGGTATAAAATTTAATTGCTTCCATATACTTATTTTTTTGAGTTGAAATATAATATTCTGACGGCTTCCGCCTTGTTTATCTCTTTGCGTGGGGTCTTTTGTGTTTTCTTCACAAATCCATGCGTGGCAATGACCAACGTTTCCGCGTCGGTGTCCCAAAAAGCCAACAGACGATATTGAATACCTTTATACAGGGTGCGGAACTCCCAAATATCCGTACCATCCAATTTTTTAAAAAGGTCTTTATCCATATATCCATTGGCAACCTTATCTACATTATAAACAATCTTGTCTTTAATGTCTTGGCGCAAAGTATCAAGAAAGGCATCTGCCTCGCTTGACATTATCACTTTGAATCTTGCTTTCAATTCCATACCTTGTTATTGCATTGCAAAGATACAAAAAATGTTCCATATATAGAACATTTTAAGGCACAAATATTCATGCTGCTCTATAATATATTACCCAACCTACATTAGAAAAAGAGAGAGGGAGCAGTCTCCCGTTGGTCGACTCTCCCTCTAACGCTTTTTTCGCAAAAACGAGCATCGCTCTATTCAATTATTACGAATTTTCCGCGGAAGGCCAGACGCGCCCCGGAGAACGTGCCCGAGTACGATGAAGCGTAGCTCGCGGACGCAAAAGCGAGACCGCCGTACGCATTCGAGTTGTAGCCGGACCGCAAAACACAACGGCCTTTGCTACTATTGATCCAATAACCAGCCGCATAATGAGTAACATACTTACTTGTATCTGCATTATGAACCCTGCTTGGCAAAACATCGCATTTTGCTCCATGCACCAAGCGTACCACACAATTTGCATTGGAAGATTCAACTGATTTCACTGTACGTTCAGTCTTTTTCACAGGATCATAAATATGAGCTATATAATCCGAAGGATACGAACTATCAGTATCAATACATTTTGCTTTGTAGAATGTTTCATAACTTGGGATATTAAATGCAATATAATCCATCCACTCTGAATCACAGCCTACATAATGCTTCAAACCAAGTATAGAATTAAGGGAATTGCCAGCATTACTACTATCTGCCATGCCAATGGAATCCAGCTTATTTAAAATAGCGTCATGTCCTCCATTACCGACTACAGATTGTTCGTTGGTTGTTCCGTTTAATGCCCACCAAAGATTACTAATCTCTTTGTGTTGTTCATAATCCTGTAATTGGTAACCTGCACCTCTCAAACGGGAAATATTCTGGAAATCCTTTGCTGTGTAGTTTAAGGTAGCAATCGGCATCTCAATAGGATTACCACTACTGTCGTATTTCCATTCACCTGACGTAGTGGATGTACCATTACCTTTCTTTGAGCGTACCTCGCCAGAAAGACTTCGTGGCATCTTCAAACCGTCAATAGTAATAGGATAAACACCTACAAGACTGTCATTATCACCTACTGTATGTTCAATCCATTCCGGCTCAAGAGCCTCAATGCTAGCACTATCCACAGAAAGACACTCTACATCACCAATGTCGCGAAAAGAAGTAAAATAGAACCATTTTGCACCGCTAGGTACATCGCAGAATACACACTCACCTATAGAAAAGTCAAAATACGTATGACTTACGGACATAATGAATATACCAAGTACACAATTACTTTCATCAGTGAATACACCACCTAGTCGCGCATGATTCAATCCCGGCCATTTCACCTGCTTCATACCTTTTACGTCCATCTTATAGCTGTTAGTATTAGAAGCTGTAGATATAACATCCTCACTCATAACCTCACCAATAACAGCATCATTCGCATACACTCCAGTGTTCTCCTTGTACAGAAGTTCAGAAAGTTTAGCCTTCTTGCTATGTAATGCAGTTGAAATAGGCTCGTTTTCCGTAACAGAAGTAATAAAATACTTCACTTGGTTCTTATAATCATTTACGCCCTTATACCAATAGTGAGGAGCATGCCAAAATATATCAAAACCCTCCCCTGCCGTATCTGTAACATCAAAGCTACTACCATCTTTCAGATAATTAAAGTCTGTATCACTCAACTGTACACCTTCCATTTGATTCTTCTTCGTGTTGAACGAGCATTTAAAAGCATGGCAACCTTTCTTTATAGCAAGAGTATGCCCACTAGGAATATATGTGTTACCGTAGTCTTCACCTGTCTTGTTTTCAGGATTGCTGTACTTCTCACATGAATCGTTATCCACAACATCATTGATTTTCACAATAGAAAATTGCGAATTATGGAGCTCTAACTGTGGAAAATATGCAGTAAGGACATTTACTTCACTCTCTTCTACAAGTTCACTCAATATCCAACGTCCTGTAATACCACTACATTGTCCACTCTCATCGTATGCGTTCCCGTTTGCATCAAGCCCAATTGCTCCACTATCCTTTATAGAACGTAACAAATCAACACTAGCAGTTGCATTTACATTAGGAATACGTACAGTTCTGATCGCACTCGCATTAATTATCTGCTCTAAAAGTGTCATAGCATCCACATACGGACATTCATTTACGAATATCTTTGCTACCTTGCCTACACCTCCTAGCGTAAGTCCTCCGGGATAAGTCAGGTTTGGCAAATTGTTCAATACAAGTTCCGTCATCGTATCGGGCAGCGTCAATGTACTAATGGGAGCAGTTTCTGCAAGGTCTATGGTCGATAACCCTGTGCCATCCGCATATACTTTCTCCAAACGTGGACACTTCGATGCGTTAACGCTCAATAGTTCCGTATGCCGCACATCGAATACCCGCAAGAACGGCATATCGCCCAAATCAAGATTGGTCATATAGCCAGTGTTACCAGGCGACATCGTCCAATCTCCGTGCGTGTTGCTACCAAGGAAAAGTTCCTGCAACAACACCATCTTCGACAATGTATTACCGAATTGAGGGTCAATGCTGATTTCACTCAAGTCAATCATACTCATACGGTCGGCTTGATAGATGTAGAGCATGATGTTCTCGCCATGTTGGAAATTACTGAACACACCCTCTTCTCCTGCTTTCAGATAGATGCCCTGCGTGATGTTTCCACTGTCGTTACCAATTCCGAAGTAGCCTGTCTTTGCAGCCTTAAAACGAATAACCGCCCCCTCTTTCGCACCGATACGACCGCCTATATAACCGCTCTCTGCTTTGAAGTCGCCACAACGGTAGTAGCCGTCGCGGATTCTCCAACGTTGTTCGATGAACGCCGGTAAAGAAGTAAGTCCCAATCCCTGCAAAGCATAGAAATAAATATCGCTGTATCCGGTGTATTTGATGTACTTACGCTCTCCGTCGTAACTTGACACCACTTTTGGCCACTTCTTCAATATTTCCGTAACGAAGTAATGGAGCGCACCTTTCGGAGAGAATGGCCCCGAACCAATGCCGAGCGTGTCCGGAAGTGAACGCATGGTGTCAGCGATAGCCGAAAGCGTAATGGTGTTACCGTTTTGATCCACCTCCATAGTCTGCTGTCCGCGTATGTCGTTCCACAACACGCTGCCTCGTCCTGCGTACGCGCTACTCGTCAAGTCGCCAGGGTCAACCTCCGGATCAATGGTCTGGCCACCGTCATTGTCCTTGCCGTTACAGGTATCACAATCATACACCTTGTTGCAGTACATTCTTCTGGCTTCCATACCGTTTGCTCCGCTATATACTCCGTCTTTCACGCTGCAACCGTCCTCCAAGAACCACATAGGTTGCATATTCTTCGCCTGTTGGTCAACGGCGGCAAGGTAGTCCGTAAAGAGATAGTACGACACAAGGCTGTACGGATTTATGTACTTCCACATCTTCGTTTTCCAAATCTCCTTCCAAGTGTCTTTAAGTTCCTCCTTGGCATAGTCGCAACTGTCACAGAACACCAACACGTTAAACAAGTCGTAAGGCACTTTGCGTCCCATAGCCAAGTCTATTTGCAGTTGGTCATCGTCTATCATACACTCGAAGTAGCGTGTCCACATCGGATAGGTCGGTTGTCCGAGTTTCAGTTTTGTTACCCACGATGATTCTGCCGTGGTCGGTTCCATCATGTCATCAATGCTTCCCACTCCCTGCCACCAGTTCATGGCATCATAAGTCAGCAGCTCATAACCGCTTACAGGATTCAACACCTTACCTGTTATCTGCCACTCGCCATCTACCTGCTTCATTTCTCCGCTTTGTACAGTCCAAGCACCGCTCTCGTATGCCATAAAGCGGTAGTTCTCGCCACAATAAAGGGAGAGCATATAGAGTTTACTTTTGTCTGTGGTACTATCGCTCTTGAAGCGTGATTCAATTTCATCAAGGGTTTCGTCTCTTCTGCCGAAGTATTCGATGAAGTCGCCATAGTTCAAACACCCTTTGTTGTAGCCGGGTGTGTCTTTGAAACCGAGTGCCACCTGCTCGCCTTTATCCTCTTTCCAATTACCTTTGGCATGGAACCAAGCATCGGTAAGACTTTCCATAGTCGAACGGAATGCGGCAATCGGGTGGTTGGCAGTCGAATGGTTCATCGTCAATCCGCTCAATGATATGTCTCCTTTTACCCATGTTCCGTCAAAGGCACGTTGTGCCGGAGTCAGATAGTTGTTGCCAAGGGCACGATATGTAGCATTCATAAGGTTACAAACTCCGCAGTCATTGGCATTGCTACTATCGGAGTAGTCCACCTTTACCGTGATGATTTTCACAGGTATAGAATTCTCGCCTACACGTACATAGCCTAATTTCATCAGGTCATACGAAACCTTTGCATCTTCGTTGGTATATTCCGGATAGATAGGAGAAACTTTCCAACCGTCATTCTTCTGAAGATAGAAACGGGCATTCTTGATAGGGCGCTTTGCCGATGTCGTTCCCTGTCTGCGCCATTGCACATTGATAGCCTTGAAGCTGCGCCAAGGTCGTTTGGGATCATAGTAGAATAGTGTGCATTTGAACTTCTTGCTCGTGTCAATATCTCCGTCAAAGGTGTCAAAAGTCTGCTGATCATTCACAACTACATAGTAAGGGATACCTTTGGCGGCAAGAGATTCAAGAGTCGGACGGTTTTGCGTATCAAGCAAATTCTCCCTCTCATATTCATCAATCATCGCCGTTGTGTCGGTCAGTTTGCACAAGTAATTTCTAAATGCCTGTGCCCACTCGTAGTAACTGTTGTAAGCAAGGATGTAATAAAGGTATAGGTCTCCCTCTGTTCCGTCAAAAGTGACAGTCTTTGAGTTGAGAATAGCTCCGCTGTTACTGATATATCCTATACAGCCCACCTCTTCGCCATCTAAATACAGCTTCATGCATGAATAGTTGCTGCCACCACGGGTTACAAAGATAGTTGAAGGCTCTACAACGATAGCCATAGTGTGCTTTTCTCCGTTCTTAAAAGAGCGTTCTACCAATGCCGGCTGACCTGTTTTGCAGAAAATAGCAACCTTGTTTCCGCATACATAGAATCCGGCACCGCTGTCGGCATCGTAACACTCTATGAGTTTTGAGCTGGCTTCCTTGATGTTCTTGGTCGCAAAAGCGAATTGGAAAGCACAACCACTAGCACTTTCTACGGACGGATTTCCGAAAGGACGGTAATCCAATATCTCGGCTGTCACATTCTCGGCAATGCGCAAAGAGCGTTCGTTCAGATAGTCTATAAATCCGTTGCTTGACCAGTTCGCACCTTTGATTTCCATCTTTACCCCATTGTTGATAATGGTGTGGTCACTTTCACTGTTGCTTCGTGTGGAGAAGTCATACCCAAACAAAGCACCGTCCTTGATGGCAATGTCAATGGCACTTCCTTTAACCGTCACTTCTATTTCATTGGTGCTGACACTTCCACTTTCAGCGTGTACAGTAATACTTTGGCTTCCGTCCGCCTTATAGCCGCTTATCTGCTTGTTCACGGTAATCGTTTCAGCAATCATGGCATCAACAGAAGTAACCTTTTCTTCATCATAGAAGACATCAATATGCGTTTCTGTCTTGTCAGGTGTATAGGCAGCTACTTCTACGGTCAGATTGTCATACAGACGCAATGTACCATTGTTCTTGTCATTGAAACGGAGGGCGACAATAGGTGTGCTATTATTCTCGTCTATGCACATAAGAGCTGAATAGATGGTATTGCCTTTTACCCCCGACTTGCTTTCCGTACCGAAGATACGCACAGGATATGCACCATGCGAGAGCCGTTCACCACCACCAAACACATCGTTCGGATTTACGGATATACTCTTGGTATAACTGTCGCTTACCATTGCTTCACCGAGTTTCTTCCATTCTCCGTTGTAGTACATTTCCACGGTCGCAAGTATGGATGATGTGTTATTGGGAAATTTATAAAACTGTTCGATGTTCTTGGCGGATCCACCTACGGTAAGAACAGTGTCACTTGTGTAGTTCAATGCCATAGGCTGCTCCACGGTGATGTCCACGGCTACTACTGTAATGGCTTTCTTCTTAGTATTTCCGTCAGCATCTGTAGCTTGCACAAAGAAACTCTTGCTCGCCGCTCCGCTGAAATAGCCAGTAAAGTCAAGTTCAAACTTGTAGTCTGTGGCACTTGCAGAACCTACGATATTCATGTCCTCGCTAAATAGGGTTAGTCCCGTACTTGCATCAATTATGCTCACATTACGGATAACGCCAAGTGTTTCTACACCTCCCGGATAACTCACACTACGTAGGGCCACATTAATTTTTATGTCAGAACCGAACGCTACAATGGGAGCGACATCCTCAAAATAAATGGATAGGGTACTGTCCTCGCTGGAACCGCCTCCACCTCCGTTCTTAGGTATTTTCAGTATCACATCTTCTATTTGTCCACCATTCAGGTTCACAGCTTTGTAGTAGATATAATCCTCATCGCTTTCCTCGTCAAAACCAGCGATTGCTTTTTCCTGCATCGCGTAAGCACCGCCTGTTGAAAGTGCATCTTTTCCTCCCTCTGCTGGGGTGTCCGATGTTTCCACCTTGCCACCTCCGTTTCCAAAGGCTACCCACGGCTTCAAATCATCCGGGTTTACATCGCTTACTTCTCGTGTAAATTGATAGGCAAGCCATACAGGTGCACCGTTGGTGTCGCTCTCTGCAGTCTTGAATGTCACTACAATACCGCTCTTAATGTATGCCACTCCGCTCTCTTGCTCAAGGTCAATAATTGCTTTTATGGCGGTGGATAGCGTATATTCCACATCTTTGCACAGGGCGTTTACATTGATTGTGTTGCCAACGCTTTCTCCGTTGGAAGCTCCGAAGTCCGTCCAGTTGCTTTCCTTATTCCAATCATCAGTGATAACCCATTGTTTGGACTGCCAACCTGCTTCAGTCTGAAAGGTAAGCACAATACCTGGTATTTGCAAAGATTCAGCATATTCGGATGTCGCACATCTATCAAGAGCCACCGAGAATGTTATCTTACGATTAGTAAGTCCAAAGAGTTGGTTCACATTTACTACGCTTCGTGCTACTATCTGTTTGTAATGGGACAACAATACGTTCTTGTTTTCCGTAATATCTTCATTGGCTTGTAGCATTTTCTGCTTCAAATCCGCACCCTCATCGCCCGGAAATGCGGTCGAACTTGTATAGCCAAGGGCGAGGTCTGAACCAATGATAACAAGTGCCGAACCGCTCCAACGATAAGTCTTGTTTGTAATTGTGTCAGAATACACCTTATCCGAAACAGGAGTTATCCCGTCAATAGTTTCATTTCCAAACAATTCGGAATCCAGCCAGTTGTTGTAATATACACCGTCATAGAAAAGAACAAGCGAATCGGTGTCCTTATGGTAGTAAATCTTACATCCATCATCCGTTGAACTTTTCCCGATAGACGATGGTTGAACAACCACTTTTTCCACGAAACCGTCGAAATCTTTCACATCATCCATAGAAGCCGGTAAATAACGGCTAGGTACTTTTCCATACTCATTAAGAGGTGCAATACCACCATTTTCTCCTTTCGTTCCCTTAAAGTCATTCAATTGGTTTCCTACCTCATTCGCTTTGGCACTTGCTTTGTTGGCGGTGTCTTTGGTTGTATTTACCTGTTCCTGCAAAGAATTGACACTATTCCCAAGTGTAGTAAGGTTAGTATCTTGCGAGTTATTTTTATCCTCTATATCCGATACATCATCTTGTAATTTAGTAATATCTTCTTGTAGCTTTTCAACAGCTTCGTTAAATTTACCACTGTCTATAGAAGGATTACCACCTGTCTGTCCAGTTGGAACCCACTCGCCTCCATCACCCACGTATATAGGAGCAGGTAAGGAAAGCCCGACAAGTGCCCACCAACCGTCATGCGGAAACGGGTAGGCTGCTTTCAATTTTTCAATAGTAGTAAAGAGACCTTTACTAGCTGCTTTGATATTCTTTGCCTCAAGCCAGCCGTCCACCATTACGTTTCCTTTCAAGTGGGTCTTTCCCTGAACGGTCGCGTCACCACCTATCGCTGTATTGCGACCAACGGAGACATCACCGTCTATATGTTTTGATTCGTAACTCATATTAATACAGATTTAGCCAATTCGTTCAATGCGGCACTTTTTTCCGTATCGCCGAATGTCGTTAATACTAATGCAGCTATGGTATATATCACAGCATCATAACATTTCTCACAGATTTCTACCGCGCCATATTTGTCTATTTTCGGGTAAGGCAGATATACAGCACGGCTCACTTTCGCTTCTGTCGTTTTGCATGAATAAAATTCCATCACTCTTCCTTCTGGCCGTATGGATATGGCGCATACAGGCCGTTGACATGTTCCCCTTATGCCTTTAAATCGGGAAGACTGTTTTTCATATTCAGGGTCATCGGTGTTTATGGGATTAAATACCGCACGCTCCCAATCGTTCATTTGGAAAACGACAAAACGCATGAAATCTTCCGGCAGTAATATCCATCCGCTTTCATGCTCTTTCCAATATATGGCATCACCGAAGTTGTGTCCGCCGTCAAGCAAATAGGACGGTGCAGAGCTGTGCACACGCTTTACTGCTTCCAAAATCTTTGATGCAATGATGTCGTCAAGTGCAAGAGTGTCCACATCGCCTATAATCTTCAACGTATCGCTGTTCATGTTTTGGTCCAGGGCGGTGCGTACATTCTCCTGTATTTTGTTCTTCTGATATACAGCCATAAGCCCTTATCTTTATTCCAGACCTTCAAACTCAATTCCGTTTGCTGCTGCCTGCTCCATGATTGCCTTGGTCGAGCGCATGGAAGTGCGGCTGATACCGAAAGTGTCTGCAAGGTAATCTTTTGCACTTGCAATGTCGCTTACTTTGACTTTGCGAGATGTCGTATTGTTATCCCCTGCGTCTTCTTGCGGCATTTCGTCCTGTCTGCCGGTTTCGTTGGCAGGCGTGTCTTCACCATTGTGCGTACTTTCGGAATGAAGTTTTTCAGATGAACCGTTTTTAGACGCTTTTCCGGCTGTTTCTACTGTCTCGGATTGCCCGTGCACAGAATGAAGTTTGAACAGTTTGCCAAACTTGTAATGGTTCTCTACAGACTTCTGTATGTCCTCGTTGTCGGTAGTGAATACACTGCTTCCGTTTGACAATGGAACGAATGCGATATGCAGGTTCTTCTTGCTCGGAAGTACCACATTAATACTGATATTGGTATTCGCCTTGTAGGTTTTCGTAATCATATTCTTAAAAGTAAAAAGGGGACGGGACACCTTATCCCATCCCCGGTAATTAATAATTCTTTATGAACTCTTTATTATGCCGCATTTAAATCTTGGGCAGGTGCTTTAGCCAGTCTCATACGTGCATGTGCCTTTGCATAGCGCAGATACAGGCAGCTCACCTCTTGGATAACTACCGCATCGGTACGGCGGATACCGGCCTTTTGCAAGTCGAGTACGTTACGTGCCCAAGACACATGTGTTTTTTTGGAAAGATATTCCGGATCCATTGCAAAGCCGCAATCACTCATTCCGTTTACATCGAACAGTTCATGATGTATGGTCAATACTTCTCCGAAATCAGTATCCCAAGATTTAAATTTCAAGTTCCATACCTCCACGGTATCTTTCAAGCGGAATTTTTCGCTCTTTATCTTGGAGAATGCAGAGAGCATATCACTTCCACAAAATAAAATCTTACGCTTGTTACCGATGCCGGTACCAACAAAAAGGTCTTTGGTAATATCCACAAGGTTTTCATCGGTAATTATGGCGCATTTCTTGTCAGTATCCCATTCGCCCACCTCGATGTCCTTTCCGGCCATCCACCAGATACCACCTGTAAACCAAGTGTTCATGCCGTCCTTTGCAATGTGCTTGATAACCTGCTTCACACCGAACAGATAAGTATTTTCCATTGCGAGGCGCATATCATATACACCGTCTTCTTCAATGTCTGAGAAATTCCAGTTCACTTCTTTGGCGGCAATCTTGTCAAAAGTTGATTGCTCTACCTGAATCATGAAGTTCTGACAATACTGGGTTTCAGGCATAGGGATATTATTGAATCGTCCTGTCTGAACATCCAATTCCCCACATGCTTTTCCCATGCGTACAAGCGTTGTTCCTTGTGGAATTTCCGGAACAAGAATCGGCTGTTTGCTTGAATCATCCATTTTGCCATTTACGGCATACACTGTAGGAAGATTTGTTGAGCTGTCCTTTCCGCACACACAAAGCACGAGGTCCGGAACGTTGCTGTCATCTTCCGTATATTTCGTTCCGTCCGGTTTGGTGATGGCACTGACACCGACTACCCTAATGGTATCATCCAACGTGAACATATTCAAATCATCTACCGGCAACGACACGCTCGCACCGCTGAGCATAGCTTCCAGCTTTTTGTTGGTACTGCATTTGATTTCACGTGTACCCACACTGTAATACTTCACTTCAAATGAATTGGTGGAGCTTGATTTTGCATAACGGCTGATTTGGTCAATTGGAGTAGCCATCGGACGGATTTTCACGATGCGTTTGTCCACATCACTCAAATAGAAATTTGGGTCGCCGGTTTCACGCCCTCCTGTTTCAGTGGAAATACCGTCTGTTCCACCCGTACCGTCCGCACCGGCTGTTGTTTTACCCGCATCAGGCAGGTTCGATGCTTCTGCCATCATGACACCGCTTGATGCACCCGTCACAAACGCCAATATCATCAGCGTAATGCGACAAAAGAAACTCATTGTTTTCTTCATTGCTCGAAATTTTAAAAGTTAAAAATGTAATTGGTTTATATTTATCTGTTTATCGCCTTGCGTTTTTCACCGCCACGCTCCCAAATGTTCTGTGTACCATCATAACGCCCGATTGCACCGAGGTCAGGCATCTGTCGTGAACCGCCACTGCCGCCACCGTTTTTACCGGCAAGGTCGGCTGTACCGTCATTTTTGCCTGCTTTGCGTAGTTTTTCTTCAATCTTGCTGTTGCGCCCCTTTACTTCACCCTCGTGTCCGGCAGCTTCCACATCGCTGTCGTGCCTGATTGCTTTTATGGCCATTTCTATACTTTCACGTGTAAACTTACCCATGATTCCGTCACGTACAATGCCTACAAGAAAATCCATTGCGCTGTCGATGTCCTCATCTGGCAGTCCTTCTTCCTGTTGCATGGTTTCAAGGGTGGTCAGGGTTTCGTCGAGGTTCTTCTGATACTCTCCCTCGTACTCTTTCTCTTGGGCGATTCGTTCCGCAAATTCCTTGTTGGCGGCTGCAAGTGCCTCCTGCTTTTCGGGGTCTTCAAGTGCAGCCTTGAAATCATCCCCGAATTTGCGCACCATACCGATGATAGGGTCTTCGCCTTTTCTCCAGTCAGTAAGGAAAGCGGCACTTTGCGGGTTGCTTGCAAACAGGTCGGACAGCGCTTTTTCACGTTCCTTGTAACCGGACAATTCCTTGTCGTAACCATCGTAATCGTCATTGATTTGACCGAATAACGCTTCATCATCGGCAAATTCTCTGTCCGGATACTTTGCTTTCAATCGCTCTGTGTATCGCTCGCGATTGCTCTTAACTTCCGTATTATTAGGCATAATTCAAAAATTTAATTTATAGTCAGATTCTACAAGACAAAAATAGGCAGGGAAAGCAGGATGTCATGTTTATCTTTTTACGCTTCTATTGGTAACTTTGGTACTATAACGGGAAGAAAAATGAAGCATAAAGGAGCAGTTATGGAATACTCTATGGAGCGTATGAACGACTTGATGAGAGCATACGATGAATACATTTCATCGTGTGATTATATCCGTATGCCTGAAGTGTATAAAGTAATTGTAAACATGCCGTCCCGGAGGTTTTGGGTCAGCGATATTCGTGCAGCATTGGTCGTTTCCGTCATGATGAGGGGTGAGAACGATTTAAGCGGTATGCGGCCGTTGAAGAAAGAAATGTATGAGGAAATTCATACAAGGGTTGTCGCTCTCAAATCAGAATACCCGGAACTTACCATTTCTGAGCTGTGTGCTAAAGTGATTGCTCAACCCGCACCGAAATTCTATCTCACACCGGGTAGTGCCAAGATGATGATATGCAAGGCTAAAAAACGATGGATGCAAGAAAAGTTGAGAAGATTACGGCTCTCCTAATTTCTGCCATGATTGTGTGTTTGTCATTTTCAGGAGAATGGGATTGGCAAACTGTCGGCATTTACGCTGGAAGTAATATGCCAGGACGCTTGCTGTATCCGTTTTTCCATACGAATATGTTTCATGCCTTGCTCAATTCATGGTGTTTATTATCGATTATTTTCATTTACGATATTGGGATAGGAAGATTGCTGTCAGCCTATATGATTGCCGTTACAGTTCCAGTTGATACCCTTGGATATTTCACGACAATGGATTCGCCAACGGTAGGATTGTCCGGATTGGTTTTCGCCCTGTTTGGTTCAATATCGTTTGAGGTATTACGTAAACGGTATTATCAGTTATGGATGCTGTTTTACCTTGTGGCAGGCTTCCTGTTTCCGGGCATAAATGCCGTATTGCATCTTTGGTGTTATGTATTGGGACTCATCATGGCTCTGCTAAACAAGCCTGTTAAAATCATGCACCATGAAAGATAAGACCATCAAGGACATATTGACAGAGAATGAACGCCGCAATGCGATTGTATATGCAAAGTTCAATCCAATTACCGGAGAAGGTTCTGTCGGTAAACGTGTAAAGTGTACCATCAGTGACTTTCCTATACATACCCAGTGGTTACCGGAACGTATCATGAAAGTACCGCTTGTACGCCAACTCATCGAAGCCGGTTCTATTTCCAAATTCCTCACGGACTACATGGGCGTGGAAGACAATCAGGATGATCGCTTGAAGGTCATAGAGCAGTTTGTACGAATACGCAGCTGCGAGGATTTTCCGTTTTGGGCGGCAACATTTGTCTATATCAAGGCCAAAGGCGGTGGTGAGGATGTCCTGTTTCGTCTGACAAGACCTCAACGGCGTTTTGTGGATCGGCTTGAGAAATTGCGTATTGCAGGGAAACCGATACGCATCATCCTGCTTAAAGCACGGCAATGGGGTGGTTCCACCACTTCACAGCTTTATATGGCATGGTTGCAGTTGCTTCACAAAACCGGCTTAAACTCACTTATCATTGCACATCAGGGCGCAGGCTCCGATGAAATCAAGGATATGTTCGACCGGATGATTAAAAGTTATCCTGTCGAAATGTTCTATAAAATTAATGAAGCCTACAATGAGAACGAGCCGAAGATTGTAGGAGTGGGAAAATCGGGAAGTATATCGCGTATTCCGCAGCGTAACTGCAAAATCAAGATTGGTACGGCTGAACGCCCGGATTCGTGTCGTGGCGGTGATTACAATCTTGTACATCTCTCCGAAGTGGGAATATGGAAGGCTACGGAGGGAAAGAAACCGGAAGACATTGTGCGCTCCGCCTGTTCGGGTATTCTCCTCAAGCCCTACACCATGATTGTTTATGAAAGCACAGCAAATGGCACCGGGAACTTCTTTCATCGCGAATATACTGCCGCAAAAGAAGGGAAATCCCAATTCGAGGCAATGTTCGTTTCATGGTTCGACATCGAGCAATATACACTCGCTTTTGATTCGGACAAAGAAAAATGGGATTTTGCAGAATGGCTTTATCAGAATCGGGACAATGAAAATACAGATTCCGAACGTGAGGAATGCGGTAAGTATCTTTGGTCGCTGTGGGAAAAAGGTGCTACGCTCGAAGCTATCCATTGGTACATAGCCGAACGCAGGAAGTACAATGACCATGGGCAGATGGCTGCCGAATTTCCGTCTGATGATGTGGAAGCCTTCGTACATTCGGGAGCACGTGTGTTCGACAAATACAAGGTCGATGCAATGCGTAAGACCTGCAAGAAGCCTAAATATGTCGGTGAAGTCTGTGCCGATGCGGATGAGGGCAAGAACGCTTTGCAGAACTTGCGTTTTGTGAAAGACAAACAGGGATTGTTGCATATTTGGGAGTTGCCGGAAGCAGATGAAAAGGAAGTTGTTACAAATCGTTACCTCACGATTGTCGATGTGGGTGGACGTTCCAATAAAGCAGACTTCTCTGTTGTTCTTGTGCTTGACCGTCTGTTTATGATTGATGGTGGCAAGCCTGTCGTAGTGGCACAATGGTACGGACATTGCGACATCGACCAGCTTGCGTGGAAAGCGGCACAAATAGCGGCTTTTTATGACAATTCACTCTTGGTGATAGAAAGCAACACCTTGGAAACGCATGACAAGGAGCGGCAGGTAGATGGCGACCAGTCACAGTTCATCCTTAATCAAATCAAAGAGATTTACCCTAATCTCTATGCACGTGGTCAGTCCGAAGAAGCCGTACGCGAGGGATTGCCTACCAAATACGGCTTCCATACCAATGTCTCAACCAAACCGATGATTATATCAACCTTAGTCAAGGTTATTCGTGAGAATTTATACACAGAACGTGACGAACGTTGTCTGGACGAATATTTGTGTTACGAGAAAAAACCGAACGGAGCTTTCGGAGCGATTACCGGTAAACATGATGACTTGCTAATGACAAGAGCCATAGGCTTGCATATATGTTTCTTTGAAATGGAAATTCCAAAGATTGTGCTTCGTATCGGACGATTTGTTGTCAAAAAGAAAAAAGCTGTTTCAGCAGCTACAATATAAGTTTAACTATAAAAACAAGGAACAATGAACATTTTCAGAAAAATCAGAGCTTCGCTTCGTTTACGTGAAGCAGTCAGACAGGCAGACGAAAAACACAAAGAAACTGGAGAACGTTACTATGTTATGCCTGCCGGTGGGAAAAAAGGTCAACTTATCATTATGGATAGAAAGAATTTCCGTAAGTTGAAACAGAAAGGCTACATCAATCATAATACGTTTGTGGGCGACCTTGAACGCGAATGCTTCTACTGCACGACTTATGGAAACGGTTCAGCTATGCTTCCTTCTGCTGTTATTGCATTGAAACGAAAACAGTATTTCTCATGGCTTGATTCATTTTCAAATACCAAAGAGAATGGGAAAGTACGGAAATATTGATGGCATTGCCACACTTACCAATGACCCGCTCGCACTTGACAATATCAACAAGTTTAACATCGGAGACCGGGTGATGTGCAATGATAATGGGAAAAGCGGTACTGTATTAGATATAGATACTGATAAATACGGTTGTACCGTTCGTTTTGATGATACTGAAGAAACATGGATTGAATGCGACCAATTATCCAAAGAATAAAGAAGAGGGTGTGTCAAAAGCTCAAAAACGCCCTCAATATAAATCAAAACTCGCAACTTTAGTGAAATACAC